GCTGGCTCCGTATTACATGCGGTTGGAGCGGATGCTTGCAGGCATGTTGACGCGCAAGCCTGTGCGCCTTGACGATGTGCCTGATGTCATGCGTGAGCAGCTGTTTGACGCAGATTTGCAGGGCAATGATTTGCAGACATTTTTGTTTCAAACAGCCAGGGTGTGCATTCGGTATGGGCACGTTGGAGTGTTGGTTGATGCGCCTGCGGCTGGCGAGAATGGTCGTCCATATTTTGTAACATATTCTCCCCGGGATATTATTGGTTTTCGCTTTGAACAAAAAGATGGAAAGCAGCAACTAACACAGCTTCGTTTAGCTGAACGTATTGTCGTGCCAGACGGAGAGTATGGAGAAAAAGAGGTTGAGCAAATCAGGGTGCTAACTCCTGGTGCGTTTGAAATCCACCAACGCAGCAAGCAGGGTGAATTTGAAGTTGTAGACGAGGGCAGCACAAGCCTTAGCGAGATTCCGTTCAGCGTTGCTTATTCCAATCGTGTTGGCCTAATGCAATCACTGCCACCGTTGGCAGATATTGCAGAGCTGAATTTGCAGCACTACCAAGTTCAAAGTGATTTATCAAATCAGCTACACATCTCGGCTGTGCCGATGCTGGCTATTTACGGATTCCCTCAATCAGCAGAGGAGATAAGCGCAGGTCCAGGCGAAGCTCTTGCGCTGCCCAGTGAGGCACGCAGCGAATACATAGAACCAAGCGGCAATAGCTACGAAGCTCAGTTCAAACAGCTCGACCGTATTGCTGAACAGATCAACTCTTTGGGCTTAGCTAGCATTCTTGGCAGCAAGCTCTCAGCCGAAACAGCTGAGGCAAAGCGCATTGACCGAAGCCAAGGCGACAGCACCATGATGGTGGTGGCTCAACAAATGCAGGATCTAATCGATAACTGCCTGCGTTTCCAAGCTGAGTATATGCAAGAGGCAAATGCTGGCAGCAGCCTTGTCAACCGTGATTTCATGGGCATCAGGCTGGATCCGCAAGAGATCCAAGCATTGCTGCAGCTTTACACCGCAGGCACCATCACACAAGAGACACTCTTGCTGCAGCTTGAGGCTGGTGAGGTGCTTGGTGATGACTTTGATGTTGAGCAAGAGATTGAGGCCACGCAGGCTGGAGGTTTGATCGAAATAAACCAGCCGGAACCTAGGCAGCAAGCTGCGGATGAAGGCACAATGCCAGAAGCGGCACCGGAGCAGTCTGATGAACTGGATTGACAGGTTGCGCCCAAATGAGCCTTTTGATGAAAGCGAGCAGTTTCTGTATTATGTACGCGGTGAGTTACTTGGAAAGTATTTTGCCATCATTCGCATTACATGGTGGGACAAAGAAAACGGAAATATTGAGGTTTACGAGCGTTGCATAGAAAAGCGGGAGATAGGTCTTATAAAAGAGCTTCACCACCTACTGACCAGTGCCTTGCGTCACGGAGATGATGTCTCAGTGATTTGTGCAGAAGATCCATATTATTTAGGAATTAACCCTGAATGTATGGATATTGATGGCACATGAGCACACCTGCGGAGCTTTACAAAAATGCAATCGACCTTAATCGGTTTAGCAATAGTGTCGCGCGGCGAATTGTTCGCACATATAACAATCTCATTATGGATGCTGTTCAGCGTTTGGCTGCTTCTGATGTTGGTCCGACAGCTACACAAGCTGCACGGCTTCAAGCGATTCTGGCGCAGCTGAAGACATCGCTAGAGGGTTGGGCTGTAACAGCAACAGCTTTGTCTGTCGAGGAGCTGCAAGGCTTAGTTGAGCTGCAAACCGAGTTTGTAACTAACATATTGAACGGTGAGTTGCCTGACGATTTGCTGCTGCAGGTGCGGAGCGTGCAGATCAGCCCGCAGTTTGCGCAAGCTGTAGCGACCATCGATCCGACGACTTACAACATCGTGACGCTGAGCGATGATCTTGGCGCGACAGTTCGTGGTGTGCCGAGAGAGTTCAAGCTCAACATCGGCGATGGCACGACAATAACGTTGCCGAATGGGGCAACGCTTGCTGCGTCATATAGGCGTCTGGCTGGCAAGCAAGCCGAGGTGTTCACCAAAGAGGTTCAAAACGGATTGTTGCTTGGCGAGTCATCGGACAAGATCGCAAGGCGTTTGCGTCGCCAGTTGATCGCTGTGCCAAACAACCAGATCAGGGCTATGGTCCGCACCAGCGTGAATCAGGTCGCTAACGCTGCAAGCCAAGCGGTTTACAGCCAGAACCAAGAGATCACCAAGCGTTACAGGTACATCGCAACGCTCGACAGCAGAACGTCTGCCATCTGTCGTGCATTGGACGGTCGCACGTTTGAATACAACAAAGGGCCAACACCGCCGCAGCACTTCAACTGTCGGTCAACCACTGTTCCGATCGTTGATTATGAGGGCTTAGGCATCCCGCCGCCAAAGCCTGGCAAGCGTCGTAGTTCTGGTGGCCTTGTTCCTGCAAACCAAACGTATGGTCAATGGTTGTTTGACCAAAGCAAAGAAGTTAAGGCTGACGTGCTTGGCGCAAAGCAAGTGCCGTACTTCAACATGCTGTCTCGTAAGCATGGGCCGTCAGTAGCGATCAGGAAATTTGTGTCGGTTGATGGTACGGAGGTGACGTTGCAAGAACTGCGGAGGCGTTATCCTGATGTAAAGCGTTCCTAGGTCGCTATGCCAGGTCACTACGGGCATAAAAAGCCCACAGGCAAAAAGAAAAAGAAGGGAGGCAAGAAAAAATGAGACCTGGAACAAGAGTCAGCTGGACCTATGGCGGCAAACGCACGTTCGGCAAAGTGACCAGCGTTAAGGGCGAGGGTGCTTACAGCATCAAGGGACCTTCAGGCGGCACTGTGAAACGTCGCGGTGCTAAAGGCGATCCAATCATCGCGATCAAGTCTGAGAGCACTGGTAATGCCGTACTGAAGAAACGGTCTGAACTTCGAGCTGCGCCAAAAGCAAAGAAAAAGTAATGGCCAAGAAAGACCCGCGTCTAAAGCGGTATGGCTTATCGGGCTTTAACAAGCCAAAGCGGACGCCAAGTCACGCAAAGAAAAGCCATGTCGTTTTGGCCAAGGAAGGTGATCGGGTCAGGCTTATTCGTTTCGGTCAGCAAGGCGCTAAGACAAAGCGACCACGCAAAGGAGAGTCCCAGTCTGACAAGGACAAGCGTGCGTCATTTAAAGCGCGTCATGCGAAAAATATCGCTAAGGGCAAAATGAGTGCGGCCTTTTGGGCAAACAAAACCAAATGGAGCTGATAAGCTTTACTTGTAATTTAGGTTATGCCTAATGGCTGAAGATCAAGTACAGGAGTCTATGACTGCTGGGACAAGTGCTGTCGATGCAGAAGTCGATGCTTTGAGGGTTGAGCGTGAGGCGCTCAAAAAGAAAAACTACGAATTGATCGGCAAGCTGCAAAAGAAAGAGCTGATCAATGAGATGCCAGACGATTACAACGAACTTAAAGAGTTTAAGCGTCAGGCTGAGCAGAACAAACTTGAATCAGAAGGCAAGTACACCGAGGCTCGTCAGGCGCTAGAGCAGCAGTATCGCGAGGCAACTGCTGAGAAAGATAAGCGCATTGCTGAGCTTGAAGCACGCGTCCGAGAGCTTGAGCTGATTGCACCTGCGAACACAGCATTAGCTGACGTGGTGCATGACCCGAACATTGTATTCAAGGCTGGGCTGCTGAACTCCAATCAGATTGAGCGCGAAGCTGACGGCACTGTTGTTGTGGTCAACGGTTACGAGCGCAAGCCGATTGGTGATTGGGCCAAGACTTTGCCGAGCTACATGCAGAAAGCGCCAAGGCCGCAAGGTAGTGGGGCACCGTCTGGTCGCAGCGCAAGTGGCGACATCCCTGCTGGAACTAAAAACCCATTTGCCCAAGAAACGTTTGACCTCACAGAGCAAATGAGGCTATTTCGCACCAATATGGATTTATATGAGAGGTTGAAAGCGGCCGCAAACCGGTAGTATGTCAACAAGACCGAGGGTTATGCCTGTCGGCAAGGGTTATGCCCACACCGTAAAAACCATTTTTTGAGGATCTGTCATGGCGACTCTTCGCTCTGACATCATCAT